CATCAAATAAGCCCTTAGCTGAAATCTGTCTGGTCGGTACATTTTCCATAACTTCACCTTCCGCAGTGAAATCAAAATTAAGTCTTAAATTTTTAGAAGCTACTGCCACCATACTAACCGGGATGCCGTTATCATCTAGAACTTCTTGGGATTCAATAAAGTAATCAGGGTTCTGTTTAGTGAACTCCGCTAATCTGTCTTGAGAATCAATCATGAAAACTTTATCTACTGAATATAATTGTCGAATCCAAGTATTAGCAATATGAGCATCAGTTTCCAATCCCATCACCATCGAATTTTTCGGAGGGGTTAATCTATTGTAAGCCGCCTCCTTCATTATAACTGTCGAACCCAAAGTATTTTCCGTACCAGCTCCGGCAACTATATTATTGATACCGGTATTTTCTTCTATGTTAATTTTTTGTCTATTAGCAAATTCCATTCCCTGTGCCACATTCCCGGAAGTTTTAATCACATCAATGTCTGTTCCTGGGTGTTTAGGATTAACAATATTTGGACCTCTCTTATAGGTAGCGGAGCCGTTCTGAACTTGGGCTCCAAATAAAAGTGGGAATATCTCCGCCTCTACTTGCTGAGCATTAAGCGAATTTATGTAAGTATAAATCGCCGTGTTCCCACGCATCATTTCATACAAGCCAACTCCGTAAGGGTCATTCATGTTCTTTTGAAAACAGCGAGCTACCACAACAGACCCATGAGAGCCATCGTTCGGCAGTTCGCCATCGTAAATAACCATCTTTCCGCAAGCGACAATATATCGATTCATCAAAACGTTTTCGTAGTACCCAATAGTCACACTGGTTAAAGCTTTGTCGGAATTTTCGTCAGTCGCTTCCTTAGTCACTCCGCAATAAGCTAATTTCTTTTTCTGCTTCTTAGCATCCGGATACATAGTAAAGAATAAATCTTTTTGAATATCCTTCTCATAATAAACTTCAGTCTGCGACCAGACATCACCGTTGTTAAATCCAATCCCTAACCAAGTCCTGGTGCAATCCAGTGGTTCACGGTAAACATCATCGAATAATATTTTATCCACGCCATTACGCTTAGCCTGAACTCTCCTAGGATAAACTCGCCACGCCGCCCAGCCGTAAGTAAACAAGTTCTGATAAGTTATCATCAAGGTGTTTGCCCCGTTGCCACCAGTCATGGACCAATTACGCTTCCATAACTCATACATCGCTTTGGCATATACCTTATCATCCGCCACTACCGTAGCATCTGGCAATTTTCCAGCAAGAACCGAAGTCGCAATCATAATCTTTGAGAAAGCTACCGGCTCCTGAGAAACCGGCACTCCGGAACGGTTCTGGTCCCTGTCTGTTAATTTCTGTGGATAAATATTATAGTCGTAACTTCCGTTAGCTTGCTTATTATAGAACACCATTGAGCCCCAACCGGTCTTTTCGTATAACTTTTGCCCATAACTCACGGTAGTATTGAGCAAATTCATTTGGATTTCTCTAGCTAAGGAGTCAAATTTTTCACGATATTGAGATTTTTGCATCTCCTGCTTCTTTCCTTCTATAAATTCTATCGTGGCTTTGTCTCCTTTGAGCTTTGTTTTTTGTTCGAAGTCCATATATTTTTGAAGTAAGGTCTTATTTTCTAATTATAACATTTTTAAAAAATAAATCAAGAGTCGTGTCAACTTTTTTATCTTTTTTTCAAAATTAATGATTTATTTTCTCATATCCAGTCTGTTCTTCGCTCCTTTTTCTATATTCTTTCATTTCTACACGCTTAATCCAATTACAATTGCAACAAAGAAGCTGATAACGCCCCTCTCCTGCTAAAAAACTCTTTAACACATTAGCATAATATTCTCTTCGATTCATTAAATTGCGTTCCCTCTTGCCGTCGCCGTTAATATGGTCTATTTGAAGGACACGATAATCATTCACATCACACTTGGTACATTTTCCACCCATTTTATCTAAAGTCTCATTTCTTCGAGCGATTCTTTCGTCCTTCCACTTATCACTTCTTAAGGAATTATACTTACGGCGATATTCAGTAGCGACTTCTCCAGCCACATATTTACGATGCCACTCTTTCCAGTGCTCGGTTTCTGTATATTTTTTAGCATAGCCTGGATGTTTTTTTCTCCACTCTATTAAATATATTCTTTTTTTCTCTTTATCTTTGTAGGGCATATAGGGATTATATCATACAAATGTTTGCATGTAAAATAAAACCCTATTGGTTTATTTTCTCATAGCCAGTTTGAGGCTCGCTGAATATCGCCTTAAGGTGGCTAAAACCTTCGCCTCCGGAGGTATCTTCAACATATTTTCCCTGTTCTTGAAGAACTGCGTAGCCAATTGACGAACCCATTATCACATCGTCGTTATGTTTATCCATAGCTTCCGGTTTTCCCTTGATATTTCTGACAAAAGTGAACATCTCATTCAATAACTGTGCCGGGAAGCCCCGGTCCTTCCGAGTAAACACCGCCTTGAGAGCCGCTAAGCAGAACGGACGGGTGGCAGCCGTTGTCTTCCACCCAAAAAACTTAGTTACTTTCTGGGTAATATCGTCAAACACCTTCCGATAATAAAGATTAAGGTACCCCATCTTCTCAAGCGAATCATTCACCCAAAGTCCGTCCTTATTAACCTCAATCGCCAGAAGTGCCCAGTTGTACCACTTCCCCAATTTGTAAGCCTCAGTCGCCAACTCGTCCGGAGCCACCTGCGATTTGTATAAAGCATCGCACTCCTCCGTCTTATGGTTAATCACGTAAAGTATTTGAGCGTCCCCGTGAGCTAAACCCTCCGAAGTATCCCCACCAATAATATACCTAGTCCCAACCTCCGGCTTCTTGAAAACTTCGAGCGACCCAGAGGATAGTTCATTGAAAATTATAGCTCCCTTTTCATCCGTCTCCAGCTCTCCCCGAATACCTTGAGTAGCGGTAGCCAAAAGAGAAGCGGCTTTGGCAGTCGAGAAGTAAGTCTGTCCAGTGGAAAGAAATGCCTCCTCCTGAGTCGTCGGGTACTCCTGCATCAGCGACTTAATCGCATCCGGAGAGTTTTTCCCGCCGAACTGCAGCCATTTCATATAATAATAAGTAATCTCCTTATCTGTCAGGTTATGCTCCTCTTGGTAACTTCCCCAATCAATCTCACAAACATCCATATCCGCCGTCGGTATACACTCGTAAATCTTCTTCATTTCCATATCATCGTACTGCCAATTGTAGAAATGTGGGAGGAATTGCACCTGGCTTATTTGCGGGGTAATCTTCTCCCTGGTCAACCAGTTCTGTTGGAAAATTTCATAGAAACGACCTGCCATACCTTCCGCCGTACTTTCAATAAAAATAAACCCGTCGAACGGCACTGTTGGAAAAGTACCTCTTTCGACTTCCTCCGCTCTTTTAGGAAATGCCACGCACATCTTAGCGAACTCCGAGATATGCACATAATGATAAGTTCCCGACCGTCCGGATACCGACACCGCTATACTCGAAGTGGAACCCTGGTCCGGTCCGTAATCAACAACCACTTGCACCTTCCTTGCAGACCGGTGGTTAATTTTAAAGAACGCCCCCTTAATATCTTCTGCCATATTCCTTATTGCGAACTCAATCTTTTTATCAAAAATCTCGGTAGCATCTTGCACCTTATGAGCAATAACAATCCCTTCTTTATTGGGTTGGAAGAGAATAGAGTCGAGAATAAACAAATCAATAAACGTTGTGAATCCAAGTTGACGACTTTTAAGAATAACATGCCGGTGATATGGATGTGGAACATTTATGTAAGTATCATAAAAATGATGTTGAGCCCGGTTCATTTTAAACACCTCTTTAGCCCCGTCCTTAGTAATAATAAAATAGAGGTTATCTAACCTCCACTTCTGGTCCTTAATCAGAGAGGGATTCTCAGTAAGAAGCTCAACAATATGCTCGTTATGTTGTTTTTGATTATCCATTCTTATTATTAGTCACTAATTTCTTAATAGCCTTATCAATTATTTTATCTGGAATATGACTATCACCTCTGAATTGTTCTATATATTTTTCCAAGTGTTTACACATAGGCTGTCCAAATCCACCAACACATACCAAAACAGACCTAAACCATACCGGTTGGGTATATTTATTAGCGAAGCACTTTAATTTTTTAGTCATATTATTTATTTTTTAATTGCTGAAATCCCACCTCCGCTATAGCTAAAAGGTGTGCCTCACGTTCATGAAAATAGCGGAGCTGGGCTTGAACGTCCGACAATTGTTTAAAAATAACAAACAAAGAAGTCGGTTCGGCTTGAGTTCTTATAACGTCGAACCGAGCATCTTTTGGTACATCTTCAAATTGTCTATAGAATTGATGTGGTGTCATATTAACCATTAGTTATATTAGTCCCGTTAGTGCAAATTGGTTGAAAATACCACGTAGGATAATTAGGTACTGGCGTATAAACCGGAGGTTGAATATAAACCGGATAAGGCTGGTTAATATAAACCGGTCTTCGTTCCAACTCCACTATCCTTTTTTCGAGTTCGATAATTTTTTCTTCGTTTGTCATAGAAGTATAGTTAATTTTTAAAAATCTAATTCCTCTTTAACTAATTCCCCTTCTACCGGAGGTTTGACAACCGTGTCAGAGTTGGTTGTCAAAGTCTGATTTTCAATCTGCTGAAGTATCACCGTCCGTAATTTATTCCCAGCTTGGGACGGAGTCTTCTCTTTCGGCACCGCATTGAATCGGGACCAAGCGGAGCCAATAGCATTTAAAGCACCGATTAAATCTTTATTAGAAAATTCCTTAAATCCCCGTGCTTTAAATTCATGCATAGCAGCCAGTGCTAAATTATTAGAATCAATAGCTAAAGCAGCCATTGCATTATTAAACCCTGGTTTACTTTCAATATGGGTGGAGATTGAGTTAGCAACATTTGGCGAGTAACCAACGTCCAGAGCAATACTTTTTTTTGAATCACCCTGTGCCCCCAAGAGGCGACGAGCGTAAGCCATCTGTTTCATAGTTGAAGCTTTCTTCTTAATAAACATATATCTAAATTATAACCTACTCCTGGGAGGTCGTCAAAGTTTGGGTGCTACCGACTTTTTCGAAAATAAATTGTTTTAATGTTGGCGACCACGTACGCTTTACTCTCTTCGCCCTTTCACTCCTAGCTGAATAGCTTTCAACGCCAGTCAGCAATGGTTTCGCTTTACCTTCATTCTCTAATTGTTCCCAAGTTATTCTTCCCTTTTTTACCAAAGCTTGTTTAACAGCATAGTGGTTCATACACATTCCCCGAGAGCCACCATAAGTATCTCTTTGACAGTCGGTGACTAAACATGGTGGTTTACCACTACCTAAGTTTTCATTTTTCATAAGTTTATTTTATTGAATTATGTTGTAATAATATCATAGGTCACATAATAATGCAAGTGGATAAATAATATCGATGTTATGTCGGTATGTTATGTCCCGAATAATAAGACCAATGTTAGCTAAAATAGTCGATTTTCGGGACATAGGACATGAAAATCGACATAAACCTCTCTCGTATATATAGCCATATATTATGTCATACATATATATTCTCCTCATTACTACTTTATTTAAAATATATGTCCTATGTCCCAAAATGGTAAATAGAACTTAATATTAGCCAAAGATTTTGGGACATAATGTTTTTTCTATGCCCCATAGTTTGTCCCAAAGTTCCACTTCACCCCCATGTTTACTGGGTTAAACGCACTTTTAGGTCATGTCCCTAGGGTTGGTTATACCACCCTTTTGAATTTGGATTTAAAACGAAAATTTTGGTCGGCTAGATTTAGCTAGTGGTTTAAACGAAAAAATAGTTCCACTAGATTTAGGTGGATGTTTTTTTAAATTCTAAAGGAAGGTATGTATTAGTAAAGGGGAGACCCCCACCCCCCCCACCCCCACCACAGTTAATTAAATGATATAGGATTTAT